CTGGTCCCAGCCCTTGGCCGAGGCGTACTCGCAGAAGTGGTTCGGGTTCACTTCCACTTCGAGGTGGACCATGCGGCTCTTCAGAGCTGAGCTCATCGGCTGGACGATGGCGTTGTCGCTCTCCTTGTTGCCTGCAGCCACGATGGCCACGTTCTTGTGGAGCGGGTTGCTGCCCACCATGCGGTCCAGGATGACCTTGTAGGCAGCTGCTTGGATGGCGTCTTTGGCCGAGGTGAGCTCGTCCAAGAACAAAAGCCATCCTGCGTAACCGGCAGGAATGGGATCGCTCTCCAGCGGAAACGTCTCCATCGGCAGGTAATAACCCTTTCCGGTTTTGTCGTTTCGGCTGGCGAAGCCCATCATGTCCACCGGGTCCATCTGGGCCAGGCGGAGGTCGATGACCTTCAGGTTGAAGTTCTGTGCCACTTGGCGCACGACATCGCTCTTGCCGATGCCAGGGCTGCCAGTGATCATCGGCACCAGGTTGCACTGGAGGTACTCGATGACCAGGTCGGGGAGTTCACGGATGCTGGTTGCAATGGTCATGGCTGTTCTCAGGAGAAGTTGCTGGAGCCCACCTGCTTGAGCATGGTGTTCTGGTAGGTCTGGAGCAGGCCGAACATCTCGTTGTGGGTCGAGACGGGCACGCGGGAGCATGCGTAGGACTCTGCTTCTTCGACGGTGTCGAAGGTGGGGAACAGGCTGTTGGAACGGAGCGGCTTGGGCTCGTCAACGTGGAAGAGGGCCATGGTTAGGGTGAAACAGGGGGTTGGTGTATCGGGTGTACATAGTCAGAAATCGAAAATCTCTGAAGTTAGTATCCCGGTTTGAATGTTTTGAGAACTTGTACAGAACTTCTCAGAAGGTCTATACAAGCTCTCTTTGTTGGCTTGGACTATCTGCCAACCACTACTAGCCATGCTTGGCTGTAATGAACTGAGGTTGAACAAAAAAAGCTGCCTACCCCCGGAGGGATAGGCAGCAAATGGCAACGTACAGGGAAATGAGTCAGGCCAGGGAGGTGAAGCCCGACTCACCAAGCGCGGGGACCGCGCCTAGTACACGTAGATGCCACCGTGAACAGGCACAGGCTTGCTCAGCAGGATGTAGACGTACCCATCTTAAGGCTGCTGGTAGCCGTAGTACAGCCTGTCCTGGTACAGGTAGTAGTCCATGCCCCCTACTCTGTAGGGAACTTGGGAGAACACTTTGATGAGTGGGTCTTGCACCCGCTCCAGGTGTACGTGCACCAGGTCAACTTCTTTGTAGCTGCGGTCCATGGTTCAGCCTTTAGGTAGGCTCAACTTTGGAACACAGACTGCGCTTCGCCTTCCATTCCAAGAAGTGTCTGTGTTGGTTTTCGCAGCAGTTTTACACGCCTCTTCAGTGGGGTACTCCACTACGTGAATGGGAAGATTTTGTCTTCCCACCAAAACCATGATGACTAGGATAGTGTTCATGGTTCAGCAGAGTGCGTAGTTGGCGTTGCGGATCTTGCTGGCAAGGTCGGCGCTTCGTTTGGTGACAGTGCCCTTCTGGCCATGGATCTGGCTCAGGATGGAGTCGAGCACTGTGCTGTTGGCCAGCTCAGCCAGGATGTTGTTGTAGTGCTGACGCAGGTGGTTCATGTTGTTGGCATGGCACTTGAACTCGTCGTGGATGGTGACCACCTCGAAGGGCTTGTGCTCCAGCATCGAGAACATGATGCCTTCAAGCTGTTGCAGCATCTTCGTAGGCAGCATCATTACCGTGGCTGGCGTCAGGTGCGGTGCAATGACCACATCAGCCATGCCGGTCTCTTCCCAGAGCCGGATGTAGCGAGCGATGCGCTTGTTGCTGGCTTCCACAGGCTGGCCATTGCTGAGCGCACGGGTGGTGAGCATGGTGCTCACGAGCATCCTGGCGTCGTCGATCTCATTGAAGTCGTAGTTGCAACGACGATGGATCGAGCGCAGCACGTAGGCGTCGATGCTATGCACCACGTTGGCTGCATTGCTCTTGGCCTTGTGGTGCCCAGCAGGCAGGCCAGTGTTCTCACGATACTGGTAGGTGAACGTGCTGTGGCCCAGCTCGTCCACTTCCACTCGCGTTTCCACGGTGTCCATGACTTTGATCTTGGCTTGGAAGCCGTCAGGCAGCTCCCATTCATGGCTCAGGGCCATGTCTTGCCAGCTGTTCAGCAGGATGTGCAGCAGCTCCCATGCACCAGGTGCCACGATCTTCATGGCCTCGAAGAAGGCTTTCAGCTCGGGCGTGTCCTCACCGAAGATCAGCTTGGGCTGACGGGTGGAACCGTACAGGCTGGTCATGGTGGCGCTCTTGGCTTGCTTGCGGCTCACCTGCACACCGGCCAAGCCTTCTGCTGAGAGCAGCTGGTTGATGGCCTGGGTGACGCTGCTGTAAGCGTCCGAGCGCACATCCTGATGGATCAGGCCTGTCGCTGCAGCACCGGCCTCGCAGCCCATGAGCACGCTCATGATCTGCATGCCGCTGCAGGCAGCGTCGAAGCCCACCAGGTGGCCGGTGGGAATGCCCTGCTGAGCCTTGCGGATGGCAGTCATGGCCTTGTAGAACAGCGGCGGGTTCTCAGCTGCACCCAGGCAGCTTTCGAGCAAGGGCAGGTGAGCTTCAGCCCATTCGATTCGTTTCTCGAAGGTGAGCTTGTCCAGGCCGTAGGCGTTGGCCAAGTCGATCAGCAGATACTGCCAGCCGGTGAATGTCTTCATGTTGGTTCCCTTGTCACTCAAAGATGCAGACTTTGATGAACGCACCAGTGCGCGCATCAAACACAAACTCACTGAAGAAGCAGGTGTACCCCTCAATCTTCGGAGTGGTTCCCTTGTCTTCGATAGTCAGGCTTTCCGTGGCTTCACGGCTTGTTTCGATCAACGGGACTTCGAACTCTTTCATGAGTTGGGAGAACTTCTCTTTGTTGGTCAGCATGGTTCTTCCTCTGTTCGTTGCGTTGTTGCTCCAGCTCAGCAGCCCAACTCCCTTTCCATGGAGTGATGGGCTTCTGCTTGCCGTTGATGACAGGACCGTAGCCCATGTCAGATCCCAGTCACCAGTTCTTCATGCGCGAGCTCGAGCATCGCTTTCTTGAAACTGGTTCCTTGGGTGGTGATGTGGTAGCCCTGGGCGTAGATGCGGCCACGCTTGTCCACCTTGTTGGTCAGGTAGATCTCGTTGCCGCTGTTGATCATGAGTGCGTAGATCTCATGGCCCTTCTGCTTGAACTGATGCCACTGGTCGATGGCAGCACGCGCAATTTCAGCAGCTTCTGCTTCGGTGATGTGCTTGCCTTTCTCCAGTGCATTGGCCATGGCCCACTCGACAGTGAATTCCTTGGTCGGGTTCTCTTCGAGGTTCTTCAGCAGATCAACGTCCAGCTTCAGGCGCACCTTGTTGAGCTTGTTGAGCACGTCCAAACAGATGTCGCCATCGTGGTGGTTGCCCTTACCCAGGATCAGACTGCTTTTCTCGCTGAGGTAGCCTGAGCAGTAGTTGGTGGTGAGGTCCAGTGGCTCCACCACCATGGGAGGCAGGTAGGCGCTGTTCTCGATGAACTGCTTCAGCTCTGCGCTCAGCTCCATGCGTGACACCAGCATGATGCTGGCTTGTGGGCTGGCCTTGGTGATGTCGAACACATCGGTCTCACTGAGCACAGCGAGGATCTCACTGCACGTGGTGATGGCTGCCTTCTTGTCATCGAAGCCGAGACGGCCTGCGATCTGCGAGCAGACACTGGTGAACAGCGTTGGCTCACTGAAGTAGGCAACACCGATGAACACCTGGGTCACCAGCTCGGTGAGATCGAGCTGCTTGAGCTGATGCACACGCTGCTGCTTGGAGTCGTAGTACAGACCTTCGCAGAACTGCTCCAGCAGATGCACACCCTTGGCCACCTTCTCGACCAAAGGGTCACAGGCAAAGATCTCGTCACGGATCTTGGTGTCGATGAGCCTGCGGCTGTAGCGAGATTCGATCCACTCTTGCTTGACGACTTGGAGCATGTTGTCCATGCGATTCCCCTAGTAGTTGACGATGATGAGTTCTTTGTTGAGATCTCGAATGGTCTCAATCATGTGCTGAGTGCCTCTGGACTTACCGTCCCAGAAGGCCACGAGACTATCGGCCATGCGGCCCATCTCAGCGTTGCGTCGATAGCCTGCACTCTTGCCGTACTTGTCCCATTCAGCGGGGAACTTGTAGAGCTTGAGTTCATTCAGCTCAGCGAACTGAGCACCCATGGCATCAGCACCACGTGCCATGCCACTGACGATCTCAATGGTTGGCTGGTTGTACTTGAGCATCACGTGACGAACGGTCTCTTGCATGTAGAGGTTGAACACGTCTACGTTGCTGAAGCCTCGACTGCCTGCGACGATGAGCTTGAATGTTTTCATTGGTTTCTCCTGTACTCCGCTACATGCGAAGCCCAGTTCCTCCGCGAAGCGGCAAGTAGGCGAGAGGAAGGGCGGGAAGAAACAAGCACAGCAGGCAAGCAGTCCGATGAACTGTCTGTCTGCTCTGCTGGTGTCTCGATTGGTGGTGGAAAAAACAAAGCCCCCACCCCGTGAGGGATGAGGGCTGAGTTGAGAGGCAGGAGTTACATGCCGGGCAGTGCGAACCGCTTGCCATCGGTGCGGACTTCGCGGAAGTCGATCACGAGCTGGCTCAGCAGGATCTCGATGGGCAGCATGTCGCGATTGATGACCTCACCGGTGTCCGGATCCTCGGCTTCCACCGGCACCGGCTTGTTGGCCTTCAGCCAGGAGAAGAGAGCAGCCTCGTCCGGGTTGCTCATGCGCAAGGCAATGGCACCCAGCTTGGTCTGGCCACCTTCCGCCTTGGGCAGGTAGAGGTTGATGAAGCCGGCTGCCTTCCAGTTGTCGTTGGCGACTTGCTGGGCGTTGTTCTTGGTGTTGACGTTGAAGTTCATGTTGGTTTCCAGAGAAGCCCGTAGGCGAGTTGAGGGAGAGGAGAAGCCACCACGGCCTGTCCCATCTCCTGTCCGAAGGACAGTGGTAGAGAGCAGACCAAGTAGGAAGGAAGCAGAGCTGTCAACCCCTACACCACGAGCGATGAGGATTGTGAGGGTGTGAGTGGAGAGCTACACATGCCCTTACAAGTCAGAGCTAGTAGCTTGACAAGGTAGGGAGAACTACTCAGCATCTACTTTAGTGAGTATCGGCGGAGTATCGGTATGACAGAAAAGCTCAAAAAGCGTCGGGACGACGCATGTTGAGATGAGTAGAGATGAGTAGTAGAGATGGAGATAGTGCAGATGTAGAGCTAGATAGCTCAGATGTAGTGCACTGACTCCCATCTGGACTCTCTCTACAAAAACCTGCAGATAGAGATTCAGTTGAACTGAGATAGGAAGAGAGAGCTCCGATCTCTTTCTGTTCATACTGGACTATCTCAGTGTGTATGGTGTGTATGGTGTGTTTAAGGGCTAAGCTACACTCTTCTTTATAAGAAGAAAAAACCTCCCCTACCCGAAGGTAGAGGAGAGTTGGTTACTCCCGAGGGAGAGAAGACCTGAGATCGACCCACTTGAGGTCGTCTTCGAGTTCACACACCTGGGATGCTTGCTCTTCCAGGCGGAAGATGCTCAGCACCAGGAAGCCTCCGTAGAAGAAGATCAGCAGAGCCATGAGGCTGTAAGCCAGCTTGGGATTCAAGCCTTGGCCGATGAGATGCCAATCCTGAGCCATGTCGAAGAGGCCGAAGAGAGCCATCAGGACACAAGCCGTGAGGGCAACCAGAACAGTGATGGTGTAGCGCATGAGGGAACTCCAGAGAAGATGAAGGAAGGCCGGTGATTAGCCGGCCAGGGAAGGTTTAGGGAGCAGTGACCGGAGTGGTCGAAGGCTGTTGTGCAGGTGCAGCAAGGCCATTGGCCAGCAGTGCTTGGCGGGTTGTGGCCTCGAGTACTGCGTTGCTCTGCAGGCGCTGCTGTCGAGCTTGGTCTGCGAAGGAGCCTGCGCTCTCTTCTGCCCAGGTAGACAGATGCTTGAGTGCAGTAGCACCACCCAAGGTAGCCTGGCCCAGCACCTCACCAGCACTGAAGAATGCGGTGAGCATGGCCCACAGCTGACGGAACATAGAACCCATGTGAAATCTCCTGATCAGGGAAGAATGGCAACATCGCCGCGTCCTGTCCGGAGGACGGATGCTGGGCTGCATGGGCAATGAACGAAGAGGGGGTAGGTGCCTGTGAAATACTTCTCCGGAGTGATGGGGGGGGGTACTTCCGAAGATTGGCGCCCTGCAGTCAGTACTGCATCCGTACCCAGCTCACAAAATTCTGAAAAACTCGCGGCTATTTTCTGGCTATACTCCCTCTCATTGGATGCGTAGACCCCTAAGGAGCGGGAGCTGCCTGTAAAGCAGCTGACTTTGCGCCCACTAGGCTCGATACCTAGAGCATCCACCAGTTTTATGGTGACGAGCGGCCAAGCCCTCAGTAGTTGGATCTGTACCCCAACCACCACTTTTCTCTTGGCAGATAGCTCAGTCGGTAGAGCACTCGGCTGTTAACCGAGCGGTCCCTGGTTCGAGCCCAGGTTTGCCAGCCAGAATACAAAAAGCCCCAGAGTATGGGGCTTTTGTTTTGGTTCTACGGTATAACCCCGATATACCAACTCTGGGTTGAATATGTCGGCACTCACTGTCGAACAGTTTCGGGCAGCTTTGCCTGACAAAGTGAAGAAATCTGTCAACCAACAGCTGGTTGACCAGGTGAATGCCACTCTGTCAGAGCCTGAGTTGTTCGAGGCATACCGGGACAACCTCCTCAGCTATACCAAGGTGATGGCTGATGGGCGGTTCAAGGTGTCTGAGTACATCAATGCGGTGAAGTATGTGAGCCACAAGCTCATGGGCTGCACCAATATCGATGCCTACAGCAAGACATTCCCGGACAAGATACTTCGCTTCCAGAGCGAAGGGGTGTCGTCTAAGGACATTGCGTCCTACGTCACGGCCTACAACAAGTCCAAGCTGGTCAACCTGATTCTCGAGCAGACGCTGATTCCCAGCTATGTCCTGAACCAGGATCTGTACCAGAAGGCCTTGAATGTCCAGGCCGAGTTGATGGTGACGGCCAAGAGTGAAAAGGTGCGATCGGATGCGGCCAACTCGCTGCTCTCGCACCTGAAGATGCCTGAGAAGCAGACGGTTGAGCTCGATCTGACGGTCAAGGAAGACAGCTCCATTGGCCAGTTGCGGCAGGCCACCCTGGAATTGGTGCAGCAGCAGAAGCTCATCCTGCAGGCTGGTGTGATGAATGCGCAACAGGTGGCCCACAGCAAGGTGCTGGCTACCGGTTCTGTAGTAGATGTGCAAGCCAAGGAGATCTCACCATGACAGTCATTGCTTGGGATGGAAAGAACTTGGTCGCTGACAAACAGGCGACTGACTCGTGTGGGCTCAAGGGCACCGTCACGAAGATCGAACGCTTCGACTTCCACTACGAAGACGAGACGGTGGAAGAAGTCTTGGTGGGTGTGTGCGGTGACTTTTGCACCTCTGCAGCCTTGCTGCAGTGGTTCAAGGACGGGGCCAACCCGGAAGAGTTTCCTCCTCTGGATCCTGACCGCAGGGCTTCGCTGGTGGCGATCAGCAAAGAGCAGGGCATCCGCCTCTACACCGCTGGTCCGTACCCCATGCTGTTCGAGGACAAAACCGGTGCCTGGGGCTCTGGCCGTGACTTTGCCCTGGCAGCCATGCACCTGGGCCACGACGCCCTGAAGGCAGTGGAAGTGGCCTGCCTGTTCAATGTGGACTGTGGAAACGGGACGGATGTGCTGGGCTTCAGCGACATTCGATCCACGGACACCAAGCACTGATGGCTGCAGGCACCTCAGTAGCGAAGGCCCTGGCTTCGGCTGGGGCACGGGTCCATGAAGACGGCACTCCGTGGAAGGTCGAGGATTACCTCAACGCCACGGACTACGAAGTCGACCCTGCTTATGTCCCTTCGGACTTCGCTCTGGGGTTCATCACTTTCATCAAGCTGGTGAACGGTGAGCAGGGGGAGGAGAACCTGACCCCCCTGGTTCACTACTACATGCTGGACACGTTGGTCTGTGGCGGCAGGCGAATCATCAACTTGTGCCACCGGGGCATTGCCAAGACCACCCTGATGGGTGAGTACTTGTTCCTCTACGTTGCCACTTACGGTGAGCTGCCGAACTTTGGCAGCGTGAGCCTGGCCCTGTATGTCTCTGACTCCATCGAGAACGGTGTCAAGAACATGCGGAAGAACCTGGAGTTCCGTTGGGAGAACTCAGACTTCCTGAAGAAGTACGTGCCGGAGACTCACTTCACTGACATCCGGTGGGAGTTCCGGAACGCTGACGGCAAGGTCTTCATCGTCAAGGGCTACGGTGCCAAGACCGGTGTGCGGGGAGCCAAGGAAATGGGGCAACGGCCCCAAATGGCGGTGCTCGACGACCTGATTTCGGACGAGGATGCCCGTTCCGCAACGGTCATTGCAGCTGTGGAAGACACCGTCTACAAGGCGGTTGAGTACGCCCTGCACCCGAAGAAGAACATGATCATCTGGTCGGGCACTCCCTTCAATGCGAAGGATCCTCTGTACAAGGCGGTGGAATCGGGTGCCTGGGCGGTCAACGTGTTCCCTGTGGCTCAGGAGTTCCCGTGCCCCAGAGAGGACTTCCGTGGATCTTGGCCTGACCGGTTCACCTACGACTACGTTCAGAACCAGTACACCAAGGCTGTGCAGCTCGGGAAGCTGGACACCTTCAACCAGGAGCTGATGCTCCGGATCATGAGCGACGATGAGCGCCTGATCCGTGACCACGACATTGCCTGGTACAGGATCGACTCTGTTCTGCGGAACAAGGGCAAGTTCAACTTCTACATCACGACTGACTTTGCTACCAGTGAGAAGGAGAAGTCCGACTTCTCTGTCATCTCTGTCTGGGCCTACAACAACGCTGGTGATTGGTTGTGGGTGGATGGCCTGGTGAAGCGTCAGTTGATGGACAAGAACATCGACGGTTTGTTCCGGTTCTCTCAGATGTACCGGCCCCAACAGGTGGGGGTTGAAGTGAGTGGTCAGCAGGGTGGCTTCGTTACCTGGCTGCAGAACGAGATGCTCAACCGGAACATCTACTTCCCGCTGGCTAGCGAAGGCAACGACAGCAAGCCTGGCATCCGCCCGAACACAAACAAGTTGGTGCGCTTCAACACCATGGTTCCACTGTTCAAGGCACGGAAGATCTTCTTCCCCATCGAGAAGAAGAACAGCCCGGAGATCCAGCAGTTCATGAACGAACTGAGCCTGGTGACGCCTGGCGGCTTCAAGTCCAAGCACAACGACTGCAGCGACACCATCTCCATGCTGTCTTCACTCCAGCCCTGGCGGCCCAGCGAAGAGGCCCCCCTGGGCCTCGGAGATGGCGCCGGCATCTGGGAAGTCGAGTCTGGCCCTGCTTCCTCGAATCGAATGAGCTCTTACATCGTCTGATCGGATCCCTATGCAACTCTCCACTCTCATCGACAACCTGGCCGCTTCGGAGCTGGCACAGATCTCTCTCGGCACTTCCAATTCGGAGAACATCAGCGACGCCAACTTGGCGATCCTGGTGGGCCACGTGAACCTGGGGCTGATGGCGATCTACTCTCGCTTCAAGCTCAAGGAAGGCAAGCTGATTGTGCCGATCGAAGAAGGCGTGCTGCAGTACCCCTTGGCCGCAGAAGATCTGCTGAAGGTGGAGTCGGTCAAGACCGACACTGGCATGCCTTTCCCGATCAACGACAAGGGCAACCCCTACAGCTTGCACACCCCACGGGTGAAGCTGCTCGATGTTCCGGCAGTGGTGGTGGGGCAGGGGCCTGATCTGCCGGATGGCTACAAAACTGCTGCTCTGACGGTCGAGTACCGGGCTTCACACGCCCAACTTGAAGTCGAAGAAGTCGTCAACAACGGCGTCAATAGCGTGGAACTCGAGCTTCCCGGGGTCTACATGCAGGCTCTGATGTACTTCGTGGCTTCCCGTGCCCACAACCCTGCGGGCATGAGCAACGAATTTCACGCTGGGAACACGTGGTATGCCAAATACGAGGGGGAATGCATGCGCCTGAAGCTCGAAAACTACGAGATCGACCAGGCTGCGACGGTCAACCGAAAGGCTGCAAAAGGCTTCCCTTGAGGCCTTTTTCCCATGAAAAAAGCCCCCGATTGGGGGCTTTTTCGTTGCTGGGAGCTGCTCAGCTTCGGAAGAAGTAGTACAGGGCAAACAGAACCAGGGTGATGCCGCCACCTGCAGTTCCGCCTGCTTGAGTCCAGAAAGCGTCCCACCCGTCTTCGTTGTGCTTGGCCGGGTACTTTCTGTCGTAGTTCTCCTTCAGCTTGGCCAGCATTGCAGTCACAAGTTCACCGGAGATGAACGAGACCGCCATGGCCCAGTGCAGAGGCCACTTCAGACTGACCAAGATCAAGAAGACGCTGGGGGTGACCGCCACACGTGCAGCCATGCCCACCAGGAAGTGCAGACCCCAGTCGTGACGAAGGCCGAAGATCATGCTGCCTCCGAGAGCTTCTGCTTCAGGGCGTAGCCCATCAGCGGCCAGATCTTGTTGACTGCGTTGGCACGTGCCACCTTGCGGCCCACCTCGGCGTCGAAGTTCTCGGGGCTGGCGCACGCGGATTCGCCAGTGACGGTGAAGCCATTGGCCAGAACCAAGACACAGAAGGTCAGCAGAGTGAGCTCGACAGGAATCGTCACCTGGCCACGAGCGCCAAAGACGCCATCTTCACCAGTGAAGTAGTGCTCGCTGACGATGTTGGCTTCGATGTCAGCCGGCGTGACGCGCGGCGCGGTCAGGCCCTTGGCCTTGATCTCGGCCTCGATGGCGCTGTCGTCGGTGCGGGGAGATTGGATGCGTTCCATTGTCACTCCTTGGCTTCGGCTTGCTTGACCAGAGCCAGGCGCTCTTCGAGCACGCCCAGGTACAGCTCCATGAAGGTGTACTGGCGCTTCATCAGCTCTTGCTGAGCAGGCTCGACTTTCAGCCAGTCGGGGTTGGCGAAGAAGTCCTGCAGCTTGAGGATGTTGCCTTTCAGATCTTTGGCTTCGACAGCCAGGCGACCTTGCCAGGTCTTGGGCTCAGCAGCAGCTTTCGACTGCTTGGGGGTAGCTGCCGGAGCAGCAGCGTCGGGGGCTTGGGTTTCGGGAGTGGTCATGGTTTCTTTCAGGTGATGGGCTTAGCCGCCCGTGGAACCGAAGCCTCCGACCCCCCGGCCTGTGGCCGTGAGCTCTTCGTCTTCGGAGACTTCTTCAAGGCGCACGTCCAGGACGGGCACCAGAAGGAACTGGAGAACACGGTCGTCTTCGTTCCACAGGAACGGAGTAGGCGACTTGGTGCGGAGAACTGCTTTCCACTCACCCCGGTAGTCGGAGTCGATGACGCCGCAGGTGTTGTTCAGTTCCAGGCCGTGCTTGGCACCAGCGCCCGAACGAGGCAGCAAAAGCGCCACATACCCAGGCGGAACCTCAGCAGCAAACCCCAGAGGGATGGTTTTGTGCTGGTTGTAGCCAACACTGCCAGCAACTGGCATGTAAATATCGAAGGCACCCGCACCATCAGTACCTTTTGTCGGCATTCTGAAGTTTGGGTGGAGCGCTTTTACTCGCATTGGGAAAGTTTCCTTTACAGTGTGGAAAGTGGATGAAGTGTATCCCAACATACTCAGGACAACACGGATGGAAAACCAAGCTGATACTACCCAAAACCAGGGTATGCCAGAGAAACTGGTGAATTGGGCAAATGCTCCGAAGCTGTCAGATTTGAAAGCTGACCTGGTCGAAGCAAAACCGATTCATGATGCCAAAACGGGCAAGATCACCCAGTGGCTGAAGAACCTGGAAGAGGGCGGCACGGCTCCTGCTGGAACTCCTGGAAACGCTTCCAAGATCGCCCCGAAACTGATTCGGAAGCAGGCTGAGTGGCGGTATCCAGCCCTGAGCGAGCCGTTTCTCAGCACTCCAGATGTGTTCAACGTCTCCCCTGTGACCTGGGAAGACCGCAAAGCAGCACAGCAAAACCAGCTTGTGTTGAACCACCAGTTCAATACTCAGATCGACAAGGTTCGATTCATCGACGAGTACGTCCGTACTGCTGTCGACGAAGGTACTGTTCTGGTTCGAGTGGGCTGGGAGTTTGAAGAAGTCGAAGTTGAAGAAACCGTGGCTGATGCCAGGTATGTCATCGACCCCAACTTCGGCTCAACCATCGAGTTCTTGGAGCAACTCAAGCAGCAGGATCCGGTGCGCTACAAGTTCGAGGTGCCCGATGAGCTCAAGCAAGCTCATCTGCTTTCGCAAGAGCACGGTGCCCCTGTTCGTCCTGATGTCCAGAAGTTCACCAAAGAGAGGGGCTTCAAGACCGTCAAGAACCGCCCGACTGTTGAGATCTGCGACTACCGAAACGTGGTTGTAGATCCCACCTGTCACGGGAACCTGCGCAAAGCCCAGTTCATCTCGTTCTCATTCGAGAGCTCGATTTCTGAGCTGAGCAAAGACTCGAAGTACAAGAACCTGAACTTCGTGAACCCCAGCAACCACTCGGTGCTGGCGACTCCGGACCACGGATCCAGCAAGGATTCCGGGGCTGAGAACTTCAACTTCAAGGACAAGGCCCGGCAGAAGTTCGTGGTTCAGGAGTACTGGGGTTTCTGGGACATCGACGGCAGTGGCAAGACCGTGCCGTTCGTTGCAGCCTGGGTGGGTGATGTGCTCATCCGCATGGAAGAAAGCCCGTTCCCGGACAAGGAACTGCCCTTCGTCCTGGTGCAGTACCTGCCCAAGCGCAAGAGCACCCATGGTGAGCCTGACGGTGCGCTGCTGGAGGACAACCAGAAGGTGATGGGTGCAGTCACCCGAGGGATGATCGATCTGTTGGGCAAGTCAGCCAACGGCCAAACCGGCATGCGCAAAGACATGCTGGACACCACCAACCGTCGCAAGTTCGAGGCTGGTCAGGACTACGAGTTCAACGCTAACGTGGACCCTCGTGTGGGCGTCCACATGCACACCTACCCGGAGATTCCTCAATCAGCCCAGTTCATGCTCCAGATGGTGAACATGGACTCGGAGTCCCTGACCGGTGTGAAGAGCTTTGCCGGTGGGGTCTCTGGCCAGAGCCTGGGTGATGTGGCTGCCGGTGTTCGTGGCGCTCTGGATGCTGCATCCAAGCGTGAGCTCGGCATCCTGCGCCGACTTGCTGAAGGCATCGTTCAGATCGGCCGCAAGTTCATTGCCATGAACGCGGAGTTTCTGTCCGAAGAAGAGGTCATTCGGATCACCAACGAAGACTTTGTGCTGGTTCGTCGTGATGACCTGGCCGGCAACTTCGACCTGAAGCTGTCGATTTCGACGGCAGAAGAGGACGACAACAAAGCCCGTGAACTGGCTTTCATGCTGCAGACCATCGGCAACGACATGGACCCTGGCATGAGCAAGATGATCCTCAGCGACATCGCTCGCCTGCGCAAGATGCCTGATCTGGCCAAGCGGATTGAGAGCTATCAGCCGCAGCCTGACCCGATGCAGCAGCAGATGCAGCAACTGCAGATTCAACTGCTGCAGGCTCAGGTGCAAGAAACCATGGCCAAGGCTATGAAGCTCCAAGCCGACAGCCAACTGGCAGGCGCCAAGGTGGGCACTGAGGCAGCCAAGGCGGGTGATTTGCAGTCAGCCGCTGATCTCAAGAACCTGCAGTTTGTTGAGCAGGAATCTGGGGTTACTCAAGCTCGTGATCTCCAACTCCATGGTGAGCAAGCCCGTAGCCAGGCTCAACTCAAGGTCTTGGATATGGGGGCACGGCGCGAAGAGAAACAAATGGACCTGGTCAAGGAGTACATGAAAGCCAGGATGATGAAGAAGGCAGCGTGATATTCTGATTTTCCGGTGTATATTCCGCCCAAGGAGTTATACCCCGTTGAAACAGTATCTCGGATGAGCACCAAACTACTTCAGAGCCTGGACAAAGATATTGAGCACTACAGTGCTGCAGTGAAACTCGCTGCAACACTGGAGCGTTTGATGAACAGCCGGGACTTCCAAGAAGTCGTGCTGACTGGCTACCTCCAAAAGGAAGCTGTTCGGCTGGTGCACCTGAAAGCTGCCAAGAGTGAGCAATCTCCTGAAGCCCAGCAGGCCATCGTGTCCAAGTTGGATTCGATTGGCCAGCTCCATCAGTACTTTGAAGGCATCCGAGCGCAAGCAGAACTTGCTCGGATGTCCCTGAATGCTGCTGAACAAACCCGCATCGAACTACTCGTCCAGGATACCTAACCAGAATGTCTGCCCAGAATCTTCAAGAAGACACCACCGTCGCTGACGATGCCTTTTCGTTCCTGGATCTTCCGGACGAAGAGCTGGTGAACTACACCCCGACTGGCCCTGTGACCAAGCCCGCTGCTGTGGTCGTTCAGGAAGCTGCTCCTGCAGCCGAGACCGTCGAGGAAGAAGAAGCACCTGGTGAGACCGAAGCTCCTGCTGCTACCGCAGGTGGCGAAGCTGCGACAACCGAGCCTGGTGAGCAAGCCGCCGAAGGCGACGCAGCTCACACGGGCGAGGGCGAAGCAGCGAATGCCACCAAGGCAGAAGACAAGAAGACCGAAGCTGAAATCCCTAAGGACAAGCCTGCTCAAGAGGCTGCTGCGGTGGACTACGAGGCTGCCTACAAGCAGCTCACGGCTCCGTTCAAAGCCAACGGCAAGGAAATCTCTGTCCAGAACGTGGACGAGGCAATCCAGCTGATGCAGATGGGTGCGAACTACGCCAAGAAGATGGCGGCGCTCAAGCCCAACCTGATGCTGCTGAAGATGCTCGAGAACAACGGGCTGCTCAGCGAAGAAAAGCTCAGCTACTTGATCGACTTGGACAAGAAGGTTCCGGGTGCGGTCAACAAGCTGGTCAAGGAAAGCGGTCTAGATCCCATGGATCTGGACGCTAAGCAAGCCGATGGCTACACGCCAACCGCTCGCAAGGTCGACGCTCGTGAGGTCGAGTTGGATGAGGTGCTGGACGAGATCCAGAGCACCCCGTCCTTCCAACGAACGATCGATGTGGTGACCAAGCAGTGGGACGAAGAAAGCCGAAAGGTTGTTGCGCAGTCTCCTCAGTTGCTCAAGCTCATCAACAGCCACATCGAAGCTGGCTTTTATGACGTGATCGCCAAGGAGATCGAGCGCAAGAGCCTTTTCGGCCAACTCAATGGGCTGAGTTCTTTGCAGGCCTACAAGCAAGTCGGGGATGACATCAATGCACGTGGCGGCTTCGACCACCTGGGACGCCAGGGGAAAACCGAAGAAGCCAAGCCTGGTGATTTCATCCAGCCGAAACCTCAGACGGCCACGAAGGAACAGCTGATCAAAGACAAGAAGCGCGCAGCGGCTCCGGCCAAGCCAACTCCTGTCTCTTCCGCTCCGCAAGAAGAGTTCAACCCTCTGTCGATGTCGGATGAAGAGTTCCAGAAGATGACTTCGCGTCGCATCTGATCTTTCACCCTGAACTTTTCTCAAATCTCTCCAAGGAATCGAAATGACTCGTGAATTCAAAGCAGGTCCGGATTCGGACATCAACACTGGTGGCACCGTCAACGGTGTCGTGCAGCAGGGCCAACTCCAGCCGCACTACTTCATCAAGCAGGCGCTGATCGAGGCCCGCAAGGAGCAGTACTTCACCCAGGTCGCTGACGCCATCTCGATGCCCAAGAACATGGGCAAGAAGATCAAGCGCTACCACTACCTGCCGCTGCTCGACGACGCCAACCTGAACGACCAGGGCATCGACGCTGCCGGCGCCACCATCGCCATCACCGAGTACTACGTCAGCTTCCCGGACTTCATCACGGTGACCGATGCGACGGCTGCTGCTGCGGTGACCGCCATCAACCTGAACGTCAACGGTCCCTCCAACGGTCAGCAGAACGTCGCTACCGCTGGTGCCGGTGGCTCGGGTGGTGCTGGCCGCACGCTGATCTCGCTGAACACGACTATGGCCCCCAACCGTGTCGTGAAGTACCTGAACCTGACCAACGCCAACGCGGTGGCGGCTCTGGGCTTCGGTGCGACGGTGCAGCGTGGCTCGGGCAACCTGTACGGCTCGTCCAAGGACATCGGCCTGATCAACGGCAAGATGCCGGTGCTGTCGGAAAACGGTGGCCGGGTGAACCGTGTCGGCTTCAAGCGCCGTGAACTGGAAGGCTCGCTGGAGAAGTTCGGCTTCTTCGACGAGTACACCAAGGAATCGCTGGACTTCGACTCGGACGCCGACCTCGAACAGCACGTGACCCGTGAGATGGTCAACGGCGCTGCCGAGATGACGGAAGATGCCCTGCAGATCGACCTGCTGACCTCGGCAAGCACGATCCGCTGGCCTGGCAACGCCACGAGCCGTCAGACCATCGATCCCGCTGCTGCCGGTGCCAACCAGGGCCTGGTCGACTACGGTGACCTGATGCGCCTGTCCATCGACCTGGACAACGCTCGCACGCCGAAGCAGACCACGATGTTCACCGGCACCCGCATGGTGGACACCCGTGTCATCCCCGGTGCGCGTCCGCTGTACATCGGCTCGGAGCTGCTGCCGACCATCAAGGCGATGAAGGATCTGCACAACAACCCGGCGTTCATCTCCATCGAGAAGTACGCCGCTGGTGGTGCAACCATGATGGGTGAGGTGGGCGCGGTGGACAACTGGCGCATCATCGTCGTCCCCGAGATGACGAAGTGGGCCGGCGCTGGTGCCTACGGTTCGGATCCGCTGTACTACCGCACCAACGGTCGCTACGACGTGTTCCCGATGCTGGCGATCGGTGAAGGTGCCTTCACGACCATCTCGTTCCAGACGGACGGCAAGTCGACGAAGTTCACCATCCACAACAAGAAGCCTGGCCTGGAAAGGGCTGACCGCACCGATCCCTACGGTGAGACCGGCTTCATGTCGATCAAGTGGTACTACGGCTTCATGATCCTCCGCTCGGAGCGTCTGGGCCTGATCATGACGGCAGCTCTGCTGTAAGCCAGCAGTGAAGTAAGAAAGGGGAGCTGGGCAACTGGCTCCCCTTTTTGAAAGATTTCTCCCAACTGAAAGACAAGACAGACACATGGACTCCCTTCACGACGATGCTCCCCAAGACGAACTGAGTGCCCTGAAGGCACGTGCCGATCTGCTGGGCATCAGCTACCACCCTTCCATCGGCCTGGAAAAGCTGCGTGAGAAGGTGAACGCCAAGATCCAAGGCCAGGCTGCACCCGAAGCTGCAGTGGCCGAACAGACTGCCGGTGTCGCTCCTACGGTGCGTCCTCCGACTGCCGACGAGCTGGCCAAGGCCCACTACGACGCAGCCATGAAGCTGATCCGTGTGCGCCTGCAGTGCATGAACCCGAACAAGAAGGAATGGGAAGGCGAGATCTTCTCGGTGAGCAACCGTGTGATCGGCACCGTGCGCAAGTACATCCCGTTCAACGCCGACGATGGCTGGCACATCCCCCAGATCATGCTCGACATGCTGGAAGCCCGTCAGTGCCAGAGCTTCTACACGGTCACGGGCGCACGTGGCGAGAAGGTGCGCAAGGGCAAGCTGATCAAGGAGTTCGCCATCGAAATCCTGCCCCAGCTGACTAAGGAAGAACTGGCTGACCTGGCTCGTCGCCAAGCCATGGCCCAGTCGGTGGACTGATCAAGTCCGCGGCTTACACAGAACCCAGAGAACCTGAATGACTGCACCCTTCAATCCGATCCAACTGGCTGACCTCACTGCTGCGAACATCGCTGGTGCAGGTGTGTTCGATGTCCTCATGCGGACGACGAAAGCGCACCTGGAGCAGGAGTTCGAGAAAGGTCGGATCAAGGGTGCAGAGTACGCTCAGGTGTACCTGGGTTCTGTGCAAGCCGTCATGGGCACGGCCCTGCAGTTCCTGATGAACCAGACGGCAACCAACCAGGATGCCGTGCTGAAAGAGAAGAACCTTGAGCTTCTTGAAGAGCAGCGTCTGACCGCTGTTGCTCAACGAGCTCAGGTGGAGAAGCAGACCGCAGTGCTGAACCAGCAACTGCTGAACCTGCAAGACGAGCTTCTGACCGCCACCGCTCAACGTGCCCGTCTCACTCAAGAGACAGCCAACTTGGCCAGTCAGAAGCTGCAGATCGAAGCTGAGACCGCTCGTGTTGGCGCTCAAACTGCTCAGGTTGAGCAGCAGACTGCCAACCTGGAAGCCGAAGCCCTGAACATCCCTAAGCAGGGTGTTCTGATGGATCGTCAGGCAGCTCAGGTGCTGCAGCAAACCACGAACCTGGTGGCGGAAGCTCTCAACATCCCCAAACAAGGGGCTGTGCTGGACGCTCAAGCTGCACAGGTGTCCCAGCAGACCACCAATCTGGTGGCCCAGAAGCTCCAGATCGAACAGCAGACTTCTAACCTGGTGCGTCAGAACGAGCAGATGGTGCTGGACAAAGCGCTGACTGTGGTGAAGACCACCAACGCTGAAACCGAAGGCACTGTCCTGGTGGCCCAGGAATGCAAGCTGCGGGCTGAATACGATGTCTTGATGCTGACCAAAGGCAAGACCACTGCCGAGACCGATCTGCTGGCTCAGAAGATCGTCACAGAGCGTGCTCAGGTCTCTGCTGTGGCGGTGGATGCCGACAGCGTGGTGGGGCGTCAGAAGGCTCTGTACGTGGCTCAAACCAACGGCTTCACCCGAGACGCTGAGCAGAAGGCTGCCAAGCTCATGGTGGACAGCTGGAACGTGCGGCGCACGACTGACGAAGGCACCCAGGCCAACGCCACCAACAAGCTCGATGACGCATCGGTGGGCCGGGCAGTCAACAAGCTGCTTGAAGGTGTCGGGGCCTGATCAATCTGCCCTGGTGAAACAAAACAAGGGGCCTTGTGCCCCTTCTTTTTTGGGAGAAGCAAATGGGCCTGTTCAGCAGCAAGTACAAGACCTATGTGGGCACGAGTGCCAGCCGGCTGATCCAAGATGATCTGATCCCCAGCTCGGTCATCTCAGGAACGCTTCGGGGGATCTTGCAAGACAAGGATCTGCCCAATGCCATCCTGACCGATCTGTTCCGGAGCGTGGGCTCTCGCGTGCGCTCGATGCACAACTTCGCAAAGAACCGCTACGTCTTCGGCACCCCTGGTGTGAAGCGCTTTGCAAGCTCAGCGCATCAACCTGCTGTTCAGGCGGTACTCGACACGCTTGAAGGCCAGCCGGTCAGCATTGAATACCTGCACATCGGGGCACCGAACATCTTGCACATCACCTGGCTCAAGCTGGTGCAGAACCATGGCTACAACACAGCCAACAACAGACTGAACACTCTCAGCACGACCTTGGGCAAGGACGTGTACCTGGATGACATCCTGGTGGTGATTCCGCAGAGCAGGGCAGGGAGCTACTTGCCTATCGCTACAGCGCAGTGGGGCCAGCCTCCGAACACTCGGCCAAGCCCCAATCGCAAGGCCCAGTTTTTGTACCCTGAGCTCAACGACATGGTCAACAAGCACAGTGCTGTGCGAGTCGATCCTGCGGCTACAGACGACTTCGCCAGGGTGCTGTACGCCTACGACGACACGCCTACTGGGCCTGTCATCAGCGGCAGCTTTGACATCACCAACAGTGAGTACGCAGACTCCAGCGACTTTGTGCAGGTGAGCTACTACGTGGGGGGTGTCAAGAAGTACTGGATCTACGAGGTTGGTTCTGCTGTGCATCCGACTCTGGACAATGTGCTCACGGGCACTTCGACAGCAGAGGATCTCAGCAAGGACTTCTTTCCGTTCATCCACTTTCGGACGAACAAGCAGCGGATCTCTGTGAACCAGAACTCCGTTCAGTACCTGGATTCAGTGAAGATCTGCAAGAAGCTGGGCGTGAGCTACGACGAGCTCGATGAGGCCATCCATGCCAACCCAGACATTGGGGATGTGGCCCAGGCCTACATTGGCTTGATGGTGCCGGCGAGCAGCGCAGACAAAGACTCTTGTCGCTACCTCTTTGACTTCTTTAGCGAGCTCTACGACAGCGGGTACAACAACGTCGACCCTTGGGTGGTAGGCCGGGCGATCAACACTGAGTGGCCACGAGAAGCGATCACCGTTGCTGACAGCCTGGTGAAGCACACCTTGTCTTCTACGGGTATCAGCAAGCGCGTCATCGCCGGGACGGTGACTGGCCTCAAGGTCGGGGAGACTTCCAGCCAGGTCATCGCCGCTGTAGAGGCTGAGCCAGTAGATGTCACGACTCAG